TCAGGGGGGGGGGTAATACCCTCGTTAAGCACTTGATAAAGATATTAAGATAAGGACCGACAGCATGATAAAAAGAGTGACATATAAGCTGAGAAAAGGAGATGTCCTGATCGTACAGGAGTACCATGACGGGAAGTATGGGGCGAAGGGATTACCAAGAAAGAAAAAGAAGAAAGCCACAAAAGAAGACATTGCAAGAGTAAATAAATGGAATAAGACAAAACGGTGTCAGATACGTCTCCTGGAATACTTCGAACCGAATGATCTACTGGTTACATGGACATACAAGGTAGCGAACAGACCGGCAACGATGAAGGAAGCGAAAAAACATTTTAAGGAGGCAATGCGGAAAGTAAGGAGAGAGATCCGCAAAAGAGGTTATGAAAACTTCTATATGCGGAACATCGAAAGAGGTACAAAAGGAGCCTGGCATATACATTTTGTGATCAAAGAGGTAGGAGATACCGCCAGCATTGTACAGAACGCATGGGATAAAGGCGGCACGTGGCTGACAAAGATAAAAGACAGCGATTATTACGGCGAGGATATGCTGAAGCTTGCAGAATACCTTACAAAAGACGAGCATACCACGGAAACGAAGAAAGATGGCACGAAGTCCAAACCAAGGATTAAAGAGTCGGACTTCCACGGATCCCAGAATATGCCGCTTCCAAAACCACATCCGGACAAGCTCTACAGGTGGAAAAAAGAAATAAAGCCGAAGAAAGGTTACTACATAGCAAGGATGTGGGAAGGTATTAACCCGAAGACAGGGTACAAATACAGGAGATACACGATGATTAAATTAAACAGGAGGATTTGATAAATGGGTATAACGGTAAAACAGATGATGAAATACTTAAGTGAATATCCGGATGAAGCAAAACTCGGTGTGATGGTGGCGGACACGAAGAACCGAAAGAAGTACCAGATAAAAGACGGAAACTGGCTTGATATGTTTTCCTATCCGGTATTGGTACTGGATGTAGGAGAAGCACACGACATGGACGAAGTAGAGAAACAGGTAGCGTGTGAATACGAAGAGCCGGAGATATTGGAACTGACTAAGAATCTGGTTCACTACAAATGCAAGAATTGCGGAGAAGATATCTGTGCAATAAAAAGAGGGAATTATAAAGAGCGTCTATGCAATTACTGCCCGAAATGCGGACAGAGATTCAACTGGGAAGGGGTAGAACTGGATGAAGCTTAAAAACATGAGAAGAAGTGAAGATACAGAACAGATTCACGTATGCAACTGGGCGGCGTGGAATGAGAACCGTTATCCGGAACTGAAATGGTTGCATCATATCCCGAACGGCGGCAGCAGGAATAAAGCGGAAGCAGGAAAGCTTAAGAGCATGGGAGTAAAGTCCGGGGTATCCGATCTGCATCTTCCGTATGCCAAAGGGGTATACATCGGACTATACATCGAAATGAAATATGGGACCGGCAGACACCAGGACAGCCAGATAGAGTTTCTACATGACATGGCAAAGAACGGACACTACGTAGCTTCTTGCTATACGGCCGGAGACGCAATCACAGTCTTGGAAGAATATCTGCAGTTAGACAACATGATGGAAATGTTAGAGCCAAATGACAGTATCTGGAACGAAGGAAAGATTAAAGAGCTAAAGCGCAGAGCACCGAAAGAGGTGGAAGGATGGACGACAGAGAACGGCAGAGCATAAGAGAATTCTATGAAGTATACAACATGATCAAACAGGGAAGAGAACTCCGGGTAAAGACAAGATTCACACTGAACCACGGAGGAAGTATCCAGATCTTTGAAGGGATAGGCATCCATAAGAAACAGATCCTGAAAGTAGAAAGTGATGAAAGCTGGATAGAGTGCTATAGAAGGGCAACAGAAAGCCTGGTGGAATGGGAGAGAACGGAAGAACAGGAGGCAAAAGTATCATGAAAATAATCGCAGTAATGAACCAGAAAGGCGGGATCGGCAAGACTATGACGGCCGCATCCATTGCCTATATTCTGGGACAGGAACAAGAAAAGAAAGTACTGGTGATCGATGCTGATCAGCAGGGGAATATATCTATGCTCTACGGGGCATATGATCCGGAAGGAAGAGGACTTCCGGATTTGCTGGAGAACCATGAAGGGGAAGGTGGTACGTACACTACATCCGAACTGATCCAGACAACACCGTACGACCGGATAGATATTATCCCGTGTAACGGATATCTGATGAATACCAATATGTATCTGATGAAGACGGAAGAGGGAAACCAGATCTTAAGACTAGCAGAAGACTTAGAAGACGTAGCAGCTGCTTACGATTACTGTGTCATCGATTGTGGTCTGATTATGGACATGACAGTGATGAATGCACTGGTGGCAGCAGATCTCGTGATCGTACCGGTGAAACTCGGGGGATTCGAAATTGAAGCAGCTGACAACATGGATGAACAGATGGAAAGCATCCGGAAGTTCAACGATCGGATCCGGATGAAAGTCCTGATCACAATGAGGCAGAAGAATAAAACAACACTGCAGGTAGAAGAGTGGTTAAAAGAAAATTCCGGACACGATTGTTTTCAGACAGTAATCCGAAGATCTGTAGTAGCGGAAAAATCCACGATCGCACATGTACCGCTCCCGAAGTTCTCTAAGGGATGCATAGCGTCCCGGGACTACAGAGCGGTCACGTATGAACTTTTGAGAGATCTGGAGGGTGGACAGGATGAATAAGAGGCAGGCGAAGAAATTATACAAAAAGATTCATGGGTGCAACCCGCCAGAAGGAAGAATCCCGGCAGTACTTTTAAGAGATCCGGGCAAAATGAACACACACACCTTTCCGGACAAGCAGATGAACATGCCAGTTTTTAATCCAATGAAACCGATAGAGACAGGACTGAGATTGCCCGAAAGTGTACTGGAAACAATATGTAGAATTAATAAGCCGATAGAAGACATCCTGACGCAGGAAGAGCGTGAAAGAGTTACGATTGCAACACGATGCTTTAGGAAAACAATGAACGACAGCATTAGACGGATGAACAGCCGGTTTAGGGCAATGCAGAAACAACTGAAAGAGAGTAACGATCCGGTAGTAATAACCACCAGAAGTCTATCGGAAAACCGGAAGAAGAACAAGGGAGCATCCTGGAAAAGAGTAAGGAGGAATAGATAGATGGCTACTGGATGGAACGTAATGGACGCATTGAACAATAAGACGAAGGCGGCAGCAGAAGACAATAAAACAAAAGCAAGATTCCGGACAAAGGATATTGCAATCAAGCAGATGTACAGTAATGACAAGAATTTCTACTCTATCCCGGATATCGAACAACTGGCACAGGATATCCTTGCCGTAGGCTTATTAGAGAACTTGACGGTGGTCCACGATCCATGTGATCGTGGCGAATACCGTATCATAGCCGGAGAACGAAGATGGAGAGCGTTGACACTCCTGGTAGAAAAAGGTTATGAAGAATTCTCTGTAGCATCCTGCCAGATCAAGACACCTGCAGAAGAGCATGAAGAGATGATCCAGTTAATCATAGCAAATACGTATCGGAATAAAACGGTAGCAGATATCCTGGAAGAGCAGAAGACACTGGAAGAGACGTTAAAGTACATGAAAGAGAATGGACTGACACTTCACGGCTATAAATTGGACAGCGGACGTTTGCGGGATGTCGTAGCCAACATGATGCAGGTATCATCCACCAAGATCGGACAGATTGAGTCAATCAACAAAAAGCTGATCCCGGAATTCACGGAAGAGTTAAAAGAAGGACGATTAACATTTTCAGCTGCATACGAGATCAGCAAGATGCCCGATGATATCCAGGAGGATATGCTGGAGCATCACCGGGAAAAGGGACTAACATACAAAGATGTGAAAGAATATGCCGAAGAGCAGAAAAAAACAGAAGAACAAATTGATGGTCAGCTGAGCATCGAAGATATAAATGACGGTGCGTGTCAGAATCTGACACCGGAAGAAAATTCTGATCAGAATGAAGTAGTGATGGTACGCGTTCCAACAGAAGAGGAAAGAGAGTATCTGGAATTAGTAGCGAGAGAAATGGTGAGCACATACAAATACTGGTTCCGTGAAAATGCGGAACGGATAACAGGGCAGAATATAAGAATGTGCAATGAACTGATAAAACAAAATCTGCATCCGGGAGTATCGGGAAGAACTTGGGTGTTTGAAGGAACTGACGGGAAAGATGTCGGGGAAATAAGGATGTATTGCGGATATATCCAATTGTGGATAGATAACGAAAACAGAGGAAATTTCCATTGGCTTGACTTAACAGGAGCCATTAAAAAAGTGTTGGAGGAAAACGTAAAAGAAGAAACGGAAAAAAAGGAGAAAAATGAAGAACAGGAAGAAAAAAGCGAAGAAACCGAAGAGATTGAAACACCTGACACCTATGCAGTATCTGGCCTGGAAGAAGAACCTGCAGAGAAAGAAAATGAATATAGATACCAGGACAAAGAAGAAACGCAGGAACGACTTCCGGAAGAAACACAACTACATGAAAAGAAATCCGGGAAAACAGATCTTGATATTGCCAGGGAAGAAAATCAAAAATACAGGAACTATCTGGAAATGGCGAAAGGACATATGGATACCAATGACATCCGGGTGCGGACGTACAAGGTAATGATTGCGGCACTGGCCGGATATATCAATGATCTGGACACGGTAATGAATCCACCAAAAGAACCGGAACAGCCAGAACTTCCAAGATTAAAGAATAACGATCAGCGAAAAGAATGGCTGAAAAATTATAAAGCTTGGGGATTATGGTACACAGATAAAAACATAAATGTAAATTATTATAAATACGATTTCGCTGACGGCAGCAGGCTTGTGGTTACTGAATATCCGGACCGAATAATGGAATGGAACGGCGAAGAGAAAAGAGACAGCTGCTATTTCCATCTGTTAGAAAAAAATAAAAAAGCGTATGGAAATAAAAAAACATATGATAAGCAGTACGTGCATGCTCCGGACAGTGAAACGTATTTGGTAGAATTTTTGAAATGGTTACAAAAGAATGTGTGATATCTATGAGAATCAAAAATGTAGACCCAAAAGGTTGGTATGACATTCCAGGTTATGATGGAATATATCAGATTAATTACTGGGCAGACATACGAAAGAAATTAGGGAACGGGAAGTATAAGCACCTAAAACCGTATGTAAAGAAGAATAATCAGGGAAAAAGACTAATTAAGCTGAAAAGGAAAGAGGTAGTAGTCATGAGCCTGATGCGGATCACGTTCATCGGAGATCTTCCGAAAGGATATGTAACGTATCACAAGAATGGAATTAAAACTGACGACATACTTGGGAATATCGGAGTAATCACCAAAAAAGAACTATCCAAAAAAACTGGACAGATGAACGGAAGAGCAACCAAGGTAGCAAAGATCAACCAAGACGGCGAAATCGTAGCATTCTATAAATCGGCGAGAGAAGCTGCACGGCAGAACTACATGAGCTATCAAACAATACTGGATCGCATAAACGGAAAGGTAAAAGGCATCTATGCACCGGATGGATACGCATACTGTAAAGACTCGGACAAAGAGATAACAGAGATAATCAGAAAGATAGAACGGAAGAACACAGAGGAATGCGGTGTGAATTTTATAAAAGCACCGAAAGCTGTATTTGATTTTTAGAAAAAATGAAGATGGAGGATGTCAGAAGATGCACATAACAGTAAAACAGGGAATTTATGAAAAAGTTAAAAGAGCAATAGAACAAATGGCAGGCGATAAAAGTTCAGAGTTCAAAGTGTGCGTGGAAGATACGAGAGGAACATTAGGCGGGATATTAATAAAGATTGAAGATGTAAAGAATCAAGAAATATCCGGATTACAAATAAACGAAGACGATGTAGATGGAGCAGAGTATATGACAAGATATTCGGTGGATAAAATGCTACAAAGAAGAAAAACAGAGGGAATCGTAAGATTGAAAGAGATCGAAAGCGCATTAGGAATTAAATTCGAGAAATGGCAAAAAGAATATATATTGTCAAGAGGATTGGGATATCCGATAGAAGGCAGAAACACGGGGAGGACATTAGCACATCAAGTTAAGACGCTTATGAAATCCGAAGACGATATAATAATTTACCCGCATCAAAGATGGATGTATCCAGATGTACCTGCAGGAATGAAAAATACAGAATACTATGCTAAATGCTATGTTAAAGAACTGCGGGAACTGTCAGAAAAACTGCGGAATCATGGTATAAACGTACCGAGAGTAATAGAGATAGATGATTCGCGAGCAGAATTCCTAACAAAGAGAATGAACCTTCCGGTCAGAAGAGGAGATGGAATGAGATAATGAGAACACTGGAAGAATTAGAGAAAGAAGAAAAAGACCGTCAGGAATTCATTGAAGCAACAAATAAACTCAAAAGAGAATTGAAAAGGACGTGGCTGTGTAAGATAATGATTCGACTGCTAGATTGGTTGGCAGAGAAAATATAAGAATAAATAAGCTTGTACCGCTGGCATTGTATCACAGCAACCAGTCAACATAGATTTCCTCCGGCACCGGCCGGAGGAGAAAGGAGCAATCGTGACAAAAAAAGTTGAGAATCCGGAAAAGCGGACAAATATAGATAGGCATCTGTGTAAGAGTTGTATCTACAGGGGTAGCAGACTTGGCTTAGGGAGATGTAATTATATAGCGATCGAAGGGCATAGCAGAGGTATGCCGGCAGCAGAATGCACAGTATATGTGAAAGGAAGAAAGAGGAAAGCATTATGGTAGGACAGATAACAGGAAAAAACGAACTGAAAAGAAACGGATCTGGATATAATGATCCAACAGCATATAAAGCAATTATGAATGTGGGGGGGGCAACAGTAATGAATATGTACCGTGGAGATATTTTTTATACAGAAAACACAGTTGGAAATGAAACACCAGTGATTATCATAACACCGAATGATGTACTGGAGAAAAATCCAGATTACGTATACACGATATTAATGACAACAAAAGAAAAAGATCAATCACCTACACACGTAGAAGTGATGTGTAAAGTTCCATCTGTAGCATTATGTGAGAGGATATATGGCACGAATGTAGAAAGAATCGGAGAATATATTAGATCGTGCACAGAAGAAGAAATGCAGAGAATTGATGAAGCTATTATGCTGACGCTTGGCATTACAGAGAATAATAATGTCGCTGATCTGGAACGGATTAAACAGCTGGAGGAGCAACTGGCAAAGGAAAAAGAAACATCCGATAGAATTCTTGCAAAGTTCAGAGAAGAGACAGAAAGATACAATGAACTGGAGCATGAGAAAGGATATGGGAATGATAAAGAGTATATCAGAGCGATAGCTGAGAGGGATGTGTACAAGAGTATGTACATGGATCTGCTTGAAAGGAAAATGAATGGGTAAGACGGTGATTTTTATAATAATAGCCTGCGTACTGATTGTAGTATGGAGCGCATGTGTGATGGCAGCACGAGCGGATGAGAAGCTGCGTGAGATTATGGATGACAAGAAAGAGCCGGAAGAAAAAGAGAAAGATATGACGAAACAAAGAACATGCAAACGGTGTGGGATGCCGCCGGGAGCAACGTATTACAAGATAAATATAAATGCTGAATGTGACAGAGCAGGAGCGACTACAGAGCAATTCTGCTATAACCTGTCGAAGACTTTAGCACAAGCGAATAGTCCAGAGGATGTGTACTGCAGGAGCTGCGTGGATAAAATTGAAAATTATATGAAAAGAGATCGAAAATATATTAATTGGGATATGGCAATAACCGAAAGGACATACATAACGGACAAACCGAGAAAACAATAAAGCACTTAAGAAAATTCATTGTGCGACATCGCACAGAAAGGAGAACTATGAACCATGAAGGTTATAAAGATCCGACAGCAGACAAAGCACTGCACAGATACAATCAGATGCCCTACCACATGCGCAGAGCACTGACCGATCTGCAGGACATAGCAAGCCTGTTCGGATTCGACATCTTAATAATTAAAGACAGACGAACGGGGAGGAAATATAAAGTTGAAAATGAGACCGATCAATAAAGACAAATACGGAATTGATACAAACAGATTCCTGGAGATCAAATACCACTGTCTCCAATATCCAGAGTGGAGAAGAGAACTCGCAGAACTTACAAACACCATAAAAGCCATGCAATATGGCCAGGAAGGAAAAGGAAGTCCAAGCCAGGCGTCACAGACGGAACACCTGGCTATTAAGCGTATGGAGCTGGAGGAAAAATGTAAACGGATTGAACAGACAGCAATCGAAGCAGACGCAGTAATCTATCCGTGGATTCTGGAAGGGGTTACAACAGACTATGCAACATATAGATACTTAAGAGATTCCAAAAAGATTCCATGCGGGAAAAAGATGTATTATGAACGCAGAAGGAAGTTTTATTATCTGATGTCAAAGAAAATTTAAAAAGAGGGGGACTCAGGATACAAGAAAGTGTGTTATTATGGTAGCATCAAGAAAAAAGAACAAAGAACATACTCACCCGAAGGGTGGCAGCAGTCAAGAGATTGCGGCCACCCTTTTTGTATGCAGAGGAATAAAGCAGAGAGCACTTGGAGAAATCCGAGTGCTCCTTTTCGTGGAGAAATTATGTTAGTTACGTGTAAGAACAAAGGTTGTATACATTACTGGAAACTCAGCAAGAAAGAACATTGTCCTGCAGAGGAAAGTTGTCCGGGATATATGAGCAATAGAAGAGAAGGGGAGAAGCAGATTCCCAAGTGCAAAGACTGTGAGTTCTGCAAAAGGATCTACACAGATCAGGGAAAAGAATATCACTGGGAGTGCTGTTACAAAGGCAGACACAAGACGTTATTGATGGTAGATCAGAGACGTTGTGACTGCCGGTTATAGTAGAGCTGGAGAGTGCGGAAAGGAAGCACGCCGGTCTTAATAGCCGGAGGACACAGGTTCGAATCCTGTTCCAGCAATTATGAAATGGACAAAACAAGAGATAGAGAAACTGATAGAAGAGAATAAGCTGTACCGATTCTATAAGAGTAAAGAGTGGGTCATATTAAAGAACAAAGTACTGGATGAGTTCCATTATGAATGCCAGTGGTGCAAAGAGAAAGGAAAGGTATCAAGGGCTGAGACGGTACATCATGTACAGTATGTCAAGACACATCCGGAGCTTGCACTGTGTGAGTTCTACGAGTACAGAGGAAAACAGTACAGGAATCTGATACCACTCTGTCACGACTGTCACGACAGAGCGCACGAGAGGATGAAGTACAGGAAGGTGAAACAGGTGAACGAAGAACGATGGTAGAGGAAGAGATAAAGGTTGGAGATCATGTCACGTTTACAGGACATGGATACAGGAGAGCGATAGCATACAGATATGCTGAGTTGTTCGGGGAGAAGGAACACAAGGTTCTGGAGGTTCGGACGTCCTGCTGTAACCGATTCATTGTGTTGGATGATGTAGACGGAATGTATTCTGAAAAATTTTTTACAAAGGTACCCCCCTACCCCCTATACCCCAAATTCACGGGGGACGCTTACAACGGGTAGGGGGCACGCCTAAACCGCGCTGACTCGCGCGTGATAAAAAATGGAAAAAAGTTGGTGGTGAAATATATGGCGCGAAAGTCGAAAAAAGCCCGCGAAATGGACGAAATCAAAGAAAAAATTAAATCCAGTTTAATCAAACAATTACGTGCAAAAGGTGCAGAAACGGCACATTTTTTGGACATAATTGATGATTATATGGAGTTTTATGACACAAAAAAGGCTCTACAAGAGGACATAAAGGAACGTGGAGTGTCGTACAAGACACTTTCTGCAAACGGATTCGAGATCACAAAACAGAACCAGTCTGTGAAAGATATGGTGGCTGTAGAAAAGCAGATGTTGAGCATCCTGAAGGAGCTAGGATTGACGACGGATGAACCAACAGGAAATGAAGTAGTCGATGAAGATCTGTAAACAGATTGACCAGTATATTGAATTCGTAAGAAGTGACGAAGCAGTTGTTTGTGAGGAGCAGCTGCTTCTTTGCGATTTTGTGGAAAAAGTATTCGCGGAGGAAGATGTCTATGTAGATAAAGAGCAATTAGAAAGGTATCTGGGACTGGAAAAGTACTTCCCGTATAAGCTGTTACCGTGGGAACAGTTCTGCTTCACTTTGCACAACTGTGTGTATAAAAGAGAAGACGGCCAGTTGAGATTCCCATATCTAATGATTTTAGTTGGACGCGGGGCAGGAAAGAACGGATATCTTGCGTTTGAAGATTTTGCGCTGGTCACACCAGTCAACGGAGTGAAAGAATACCACATCGACATATTCGCTACATCAGAGGACCAGGCAAAAACGACATTCGAAGATATATATAACATCTTGGAGGACAACAAAAGATTCTTCAAAAATACGTTCAAGTGGAATTTGGAATGTATCACCAACATTCGGACAAGATCGAAGATCAAATACCACACCCGTGCACCGGAAACAAAAGACGGAGGTAGACCGGGGAAAGTAGATTTTGACGAATACCATGCATACAAGGACTATAAGCTGATCGAGGTAGCAACTGGAGGACTTGGAAAGAAAGACTTTCCGAGACGAACAGTCATATCCACGCAGGGGGATATCCGGGATGGCCCACTAGATGAATTGCTGGAAACTTGCCTACAGATCTTGAAAGGAGAGATTCCAGATAACGGGAAACTGCCGTTCATCTGTTGGCTAGATGATCCGGAAGAAGTAAAGGATGAGGAAAAATGGCAGAAAGCAAATCCATCCTTGAGAAACTTCCCAACTCTCCTGACAGAAATGCGGATGGAATATGAAGAGTACAAGCTGGATCCGGTAAATCACACGTCATTCATGACTAAACGAATGAACCGGCCGCCAGGGGAAACGCAGTATTGTGTGACAGATTGGAAAAACCTAGAAAAAGCAACCAGAAGTCTCCCGGATCTTCGTAATCATTCTTGCGTAGCCGGAATTGATTATTCCAAAACGAATGATTTTGTAGCTGCAGGGCTGCTGTTTAAAGTCGGAGATAAACGATATTGGATGCATCATACGTGGGTATGTAAGAAATCGAGAGATCTTCCGAGGATCAAATACCCACTGAAAGAAGCTGAAGAAGAAGGAGTATTGACGATGGTGGACGACGTGGAGATAGATCCGGAGTATGTGACAGACTGGCTTCTGGAAAAATCGAAGTTATACAAAATCGAATCTGTGGTGATGGATAACTTCCGGCAGACATGGCTCAGAGAAGCACTTGGCAAAATAGGCTTTTCGGATGAAAAGAAGAATCTGAAACTGATCAGACCGAGTGATGAAATGAAAGTTGCTCCGGTAATTGGGTATATGTTCGCGCGTGGATTGATCGCCTGGGGAACCAGCAAGATCATGCGCTGGTACACATGGAACTCAAAAGCGGTGACAGACAAAAAAGGCAATGTCACATACGAAAAAATAGAGCCACGTTCACGGAAAACGGACGGTTTTAAAGCGTTCGTGGCAGCAGTCACGGATGAAGAAAGAATCAAACAAAGAAGAATTATCAAGAACAGGATAGGAACAGTATGTTAGGAGGAATAGCATGGGAGTAGTAAACTTCCTAAATAAAATCTTAGGGATTACCGGTACGAATACAGAGACGGTCACAATACCCGTCCCTGCATCGATTTACTATAAAGAACTGGCAATCTACACAGCGAGCTCTTATCTGGCAAATGCAATCAGCATGGCAGAAATAAGAGTGTTCAACAAGGGAAAACCCGTAAAAGACCAGGATTATTACCTGTTGAATGTAGCACCGAATAAAAATGAAAACAGCAATTATTTTTGGCACCGAGTAATCAGAAAAATGACACGAACGAAAAAAGGTGCACTGGTAGTCGAACTAAATGGGGAACTACATTGCGCAGAAGACTTCACGATCGTGCAAGAAAGACCGGTTCTGGGGAACATCTATGGCGGCGTCGTATTACCTGGGGGTTTACAACTCAATCGGACGTTCCGGGCGGATGAAGTATATTTGTTCCGGATGGAGGACGAATGTGCACAGACGCTAATTGATGGAGTGTACCGGGAATACGGGAAGCTCCTGGAAACAGCAGCGAGAACTTTCAAGGATACAAACGGAAGGAAGTTCAAATATAAGATAGACGCAATTAAAGCTGGGGATGATGAGTTCCAAGAACAATTCAAGAAAGTTGTTGCCAAAAATATCAAAGACTACATGGAAAATGAATACGCTACGTACGTGGAGTATGATGACGGGATACTGGAAGAACAATCCACAAAATCTCCGAAGACATCCGATGATTTTGTGAATATCCGGAAAGATATTTTTGAAATGGTCGGACAGGCGTTCAAGATTCCAATGTCTATGATGATGGGGAATATCACGAACCTGAAAGAGGTGTGTGACGTGTTCCTGACGTTTGGGGTAAATCCGCTGGCAAATACCATTTCGGAAGTACTAAATAAGCGTGCGACCGTCTATGAGTACATGAACGGCAATTATTACCAGTGCTACACGGGCGGAATCAAACACAGAGATCTGTTTGAGAGTGCAGCCAATGCAGAGAAGCTGATCGGCTCAGCGATCATAAATACAGACGAAGCAAGGGAGGAATTAAGCTTGGTACCATTAGATACACCGTGGAGTAAAACGTATTACGTTACGAATAACTTCAGGGAAGCAGACGATACAAGGACGGATGCGAAAGGGGGTGAGGAGGATGAATAAGATCGGTGGAATTTGCTTTGCACACCAGCAGGCGGGAGCAGTGCATAAAATCTACCTGTATGACGAGGTAAAGGCAAAAGGTGATTTTAACTGGGAAACGTGGGAATACGATGAATCTGAGACATCGGCAAACCATTTCCGCGATATCCTGGAAGGCGTGTCAGATTCTGACACCATTGAATTGTACATCAATTCGGATGGCGGATCCGTGAAAGAAGGAACTGCCATTTTCACGAACCTGAAACGATGCAAAGCATACAAGACGGGTTACGTGGACGGAGTGGCAAACAGCATTGCCGCAACGATTCTCCAGGCATGCGATCATCGTGTGATGGGGGAGGGAACAGGAATGGTCCTTCATAATATGTGGACGGTAGCCGTAGGCAATGCGGACGAACTCAGGAACCAGGCGGACAAGCTGGATGCCTGGATGAAAGCTTCCAGATCTCTTTTCATGAATCGGTGTGGCGGGAAGATCACGGAAGAGGAGTTAAAAGACATCATGGACAAGGAAACACTGCTTGATCCGGACAGAGCTCTGGAGATCGGCGTGATTGATGAGATTGCCGGCCGAACTACGGTAGAGATCGACGAGGCAATGCAGTCTTCGAAAGAGATTGAAAAAATGAGAGACAAGATTAAACAGTCGAATTTCTCGAACCAGTTAAAAGAATTCGAAGAACTGACAAAGCCGAAAAAAGAAGAAAAAGATGTCTCTATGCAGACATTTTTTAACATGTTTTCAATGTAAAAAAAGAAGGGAGAAAAAAGAATGTTAGGAAACATTGCAGACACAAGACAGAGAGAAGCAGTGGCGGCTCTGCAGAGCGCACTGCAGAGTGGAAACGAAGAGGAAGGAAAAAAAGCCTGGGGACAGGTGATTGACGCCATCACAGAAAAGGTGAGAACAGACTTTGAAATGTACAGCACTGATACGAATGTACTTGCTCAGAGAGGTTACAGACAGCTCACGAGCGAAGAGACAGAGTTCTATCAGAACCTTGCAAAAGCCGGAAAGGCAAGTGATCCCAAGCAGGCATTCACAGATCTGATCACAACGGATGGCGGAATGCCGGAAACTATTATCGAGGATGTGTACAGAAATCTGCTGGAAGAACATCCACTGTTAGAAAAGATTACGTTCCAGAATGTAAAATACCTCACAAAATGGCTGTTAAATGATCACACAAGACAGAAAGCAGCCTGGGGACAGATTAATGGTGAGATTACACAGGAGATCGAATCTGCATTTAAGGGTGTAGAGATTACATTGCTGAAGCTGACAGCTTATGCGGTAATCCCAAAGGATATGTTGGATCTCGGACCTTCATTCCTGGATAACTATATCCGTACAATCCTGAAGGAAGCATTATACGTAGCACTCGAAAAAGCAATCGTATCAGGAAGTGGAAAAGATGAACCGGTCGGACTGAACAGAGATATCCATGAAGGAGTAAGCTTTTCGACATCAACCGGATATCCGGAAAAAACAGCAATCCAGGTAACGAATTTCCTCCCGGCAAATTACGGACCACTTGTGGCAAAATTAGCAGTCACAGAAAAAGGACGTATGAGAAGTTTTGACGAAGTACTGATGATCTGTAACCAGGTAGACTACCTCAACAAGATCATGCCGGCAACTACGGCACTGACAACAGGCGGAACATACGCCAGAGATTTATTCCCGTTCCCGACAGAAGTTGTGAGATCGAACGAAGTAAAAACCGGACAGGCTATCCTGTGTCTGCCGGAAGAGTATTTCTTCGGGCTTGGTGAAAGTAAAGACGGAAAAATTGAATATTCGGACGAATTCAAGTTTCTTCAGGATGCGAGAACATACAAGATCAAGCTCCATGGAAACGGTCGTCCATACGATAACACGGTAGCAATCGTACTTGACATTAGTAAGCTGGATCCTGCATATGTAGTTGTTAAAACAGCAGAGAATACAGTCGTAGCGTAAGTTATGAACGAGGAAGAAAAAGAAAAACTCATAGAAGCGGTAAAACGGGACTGTAAGATCACTTGGTCGAATTCAGGGACGGAAAAAGAAATAGAGGAAAAAGTCGAAGATTCGATTGAGATGGTCGCACATAAACTCGGGATGTATGAGGATGAAAAAGAAGACTTTACGAAACCCGGATGTGCCAGGACATTACTCTTGAAACGATGCTGGTACGCATGGAACAAGATGGAAAATGAATGGGAACCAAATTATCGTCGGGAAATCATAACAGCCCGGCATATTTATGAGGTGAAACATGGCTAAGAAGACACAGAATAGCTATGGAGATGGAATTGCAAAGGTTTACCGTAAAAAAGATATAGAAAAAAATGTAAGAAGCCTGGATGATTTAGAGTATCTGGGCTTCCTGTATTTTACGGAAAAGTCCAGACGACAGCAGGACATTGAGTTTGCGGAACAGTGCGGAGCACACTTGACAACCAAGATTGCCACGCAGGACCTGATAGATCCGGATAATGATTACAATATTGTAATTGACAACACGATCTTTGCGATTATTTACGTTGATCACAATAAAAAAGACCGTGAACTCTATTTCTATCTGGAAGAGGTTAGAAAAATTGAAAGACAAGATTAAAGAAGCGTTAAAAGAGATTGTGCCGGATGTATATTACGGATCTGGAAGATTCCAGGGGCGTAAAAGCTGGGACTGCATTGTATTCGGAAAAAGAAGGACCCGGAAGACGGATAGCGGCAGTGGGAACACCAGACGGTGGTTCGTAGCGATCGTGAAAGAGGAGTATATCCCGGAAGAACTGGAAAAACAGGTAATTAAAAAGATGAAAGACATTGGATTCAAGGAAGCAGAAAATACGGATACATTATATGATTACGTAGAAAAAGCCGGAGAATGTACGGTGGAGATCTGCACAATAGAATTCTACAAAATAGAAAAAAGGTGTAGCCGATGAGCTATTTTTATCTGGACACAAAGGAATTTGATAAGGTCGCGACAGCGATCGAAAACTTTTCCGACAGATCTGTTGCAGAACAGATCATAAATGATTATCTGGTAGATGATGGCGGAAAAAAGATAAAAGAGTATATCCGGGCGATCTTACCGGTATCTGGCAGAACGTGGAATGGAAAGAAAGCAGCTGCTTCACAGACCGATCCATTTCGGATACAGGGGGAAAATCTTGCCGTAAAGGTATACACAAAGGGCAGTTATCATTACTTGTATTTTCCTGATGATGGATCGAATACGAGACATCATCGGGGAGATCAACAGTTCATGTTTCATGGTGCTGAAAAAGCGGAAGATGAAATTGTGAATGGTGTAATTGACAAATTAGTAGAAAGATTGGAGGAAACATAATATGGATGGAATTAGGGAAACTGACTTCACAGAAGTTGAAATAACGAAGCTTGGAATCAGAATCGGAGTTGCAACGAAAGCGGATGTCCTGGATTGCGTGGGAAAACTTGAAGAAGAAATGAACTGCAAAACCATGACAAAAAAATGTGGCACTAAAATATTAAAAACCAGAACGAAAGGAACGGGCGACGGAAAACTGAAGATATCCGCATACGTTCCACAGGATATGCTGGCAGATCTGCACGGAATGATTCGCTCAGAGTTAAAAGACGGAGTAATCGCTTACGGATCAAATTCACTGCATGCAGTAGCTTGTGTTACTGCAGAGATTTTAGATGAGGACAGCAATAAAAAATACAAGGCTTATCCAAACTGTACAATTCAGACGGCACTGTCAAGAAGCATCGACAATGATTCAGAAGATATCAGTATGTTAGAACTGGAGATTGCGGTCATGCCAGATGAACACGGAGAAGGATTATACGAAGCAATTGAGAGCGATTTGAAAGACGATACCGTAAAACAGAAATGGATGGAAGAGTTCTCGAGAGAACTCGTTACTGCAGTAGCAGCATAAGGAGGAAAACTATGAAAGTCAAAGTAAAAAAGAGGTTCCGGGACAAATATACAGGAGATATCCTGTTTGCAGGAGAAATCCTGATTGTATCAGAAGAACGATACCACGAAATCGAAGCAAAGGATAAAAATCTGGTGGAAATCATGGAAGAAAAAGAAGAACTGAAAGAGACCTCGGAGACGGTTGAATCAGAAGAGGAAACTACAGGGAAAGAAAACTTGGAGAGTGCAGAAACGCCGGATGATCAGGAAGAAACTTTGGACGAACTGAGTAGAGTTGCATTGGAAAAGATGAAAGTAGATGAACTGAGAAAAAAAGCAGAAGAAATGGGAGTTGATTCCATGGGTAAGAAAGACGAACTGATCAAGCGCATTCTTGGCGAGGAGGAAAATGTAGATGAAGAATCCTAAGGTTAATTATGAAGAATACGAACTTGCAAATGGGGAGTGTGTGGCAATGTCCACCGCTCCTATTCTCATGCTGACATTGAGAAAAAAAGACAAGAAAGCATATGAAACTCTGAGTAAGGTACTGGTAAAAGGTGTCAACGAAAAAGATGCGCTCGAGGTAGCAGAATTCCTCTATGCAGCATATAAAAATGCGAACCAGGACGAAGAAGAGGCGATGGCATTCACAGAATTTTTTGAAAACATGAACCAGAGCTGGCAGAAAAACCTGGAAGTAATTGCCGAGATGTATTCACCGTCAAAAAAGCAGGATTCCGGGACGGATTCCGAAGAGTAACACGCAAAAAAGCCAAAGGATACTTAAGACTTCCAAGGTTCGAGATTGAAACCGTGGAAGATATGTATACCTATTACGTGATTATGAATGGAATAAGCGAAGAACTGTTCTGGTACTCAGAATACAACACTTTGCTTACGATCCTGGAAGATAAACACGCATACGAAGCATGGAAAGCATATGCAGAAGAACGGATGCTGGAGAAAGGGTGATTGATTAAGTAACAGAGAAGCAAGCGTGAAGTTCCGAGCGGATACGAAAGAACTGACGAGCGGTTTGAAACAGGCAGAATCGTCACTGAAAGCATTACGTGCGGAACTGAAACTGAACGAAACACAAATGAAAGGTACCGGAGAGTCAACAGACACTCTGGAAAAGAGAGAGAAACTCTTGCAGAAAGAGCTGGAAGCAAGCAGCCAGAAAGTAGAATTGTTGACCGGGAAAATGGAGTCGGCAAAAGCCATATTCGGGGAAAACTCGATTGAGGCGAATAACTGGAGTGCAAAACTTGCGGACGCAAAAAGAGCACAGGAGGCTATCTCACAAGAACTCTCACAGACATCTGCAAAACTGGAAGAACAAAAGAATGCGGAAACCCAGCTATCCACAGAACAGCTGAAAGCAGCAGAAGAAGCAAAGAAACAAGCGGAAGCAGAAGAACAGCTAAGAACAGCTGTTGAACAGGCAGATAGTAAGATTCGGGAACTGGATCAGGAACTACAGCTAAACGAAACAAAACTGGATGGAGCAAAGAATAAAACAGACCTCTTAAAAGAACGACAGAAACTTCTTGGACAGGAATCAAAAGCAGCTTCAGACAAGACGAAGATCTTGCGGGATGCACTGGATGAATGCGCCAGGGAAGTTGGAGAGGATTCCGAAAAGTACGCAGAATTAAAAACGGAACTGATGGAATCCAAGATTAAACAGGAAGAAATCCGGAATGAGATTAAGAAGACTTCAGAGGAATTAAGAAATCAAAAGACAGCCATCCAGACGTTCGGCGAGGGGCTTGGAAAGTTCGGCGAGGGGACAGAAAAAGTTGGCCAGAACCTGAAAGTAGTCAGCACGGCGGCCACTGGAGCGTTGGGAGCATCCGGAGCAGCTGCCATACAGTTTGAATCTGCTTTTGCTGGTGTCAAAAAAACATCAGATGAAGTATTTGATGCAAACGGCAAGTGCGTATACAGTTACCAACAGTTGGAAGATGGAATCCGGAGCATGGCAAAAGAGATACCTGCTTCTACGACAGAGATCTCGCAGGTTGCAGAAGCAGCCGGACAATTAGGAATTAAGACTCAGGATGTTCTGGGATTCACAAGGGTTATGATTGACATGGGCAATTCCACCAACCTGTCGGCAGAGGATGCGGCAACGTCCATCGCAAAGTTTGCAAATATTACAGGTTTGGCCGCAGATACATCCATGACTGCAGATGAAAAATATAAAAAGATGGGCAGCACCATCGTAGATCTGGGTAACAACTACGCCACTACTGAAGCGGACATCATGAACATGGCGACCAACCTTGCATCTGCGGGTACACAGGTAGGAATGTCAGAATCTGACATTCTTGCGCTTGCTACGGCGTTAAGTTCAGTTGGAATGGAAGCACAGGCGGGCGGTACGGCATTCAGCAAAGCATTAATCGAAATGCAGCTTGCTGTAGAAACTAACAGTGATTCGCTAAAAGACTGGGCAGACGTAGCAGGAATGAGCACCAGCGAATTCTCAAAGAGGTTCAAAGAAGATGCCACAGGCGCACTGGAAGCATTTATACAAGGACTCTCGAAATGCGGAGGAGAAAGCGACTCTGCGATTAAAGTTTTGAATGACATGGGCATCACAGAAACGAGAATGCGTGATGCATTACTAAGATCTGCGAATGCAAGTGATGTATTTACGTCGGCGATCAGCACCGGAAAGAATGCCTGGGAAGAAAACACAGCATTAACCAATGAAGCGAGCAAACGATATGAAACAACCGCATCAAAACTGGCAATCATGAAGAATAACCTGTATGATGCCGGAATTACCCTCGGAAATATCTTCCTCCCGATGATTGCAGAAGGAACACAGAAGATTACGGGGTTAATACAGAAAATTAACAATCTAGACAGCGGACAGCAGAGAATGATACTCGGCATCGTGGGAATAGTTGCGGTATTGTCTCCCCTGCTGATCGGCATCGGGAAGGTGTCTATCGGGATATCTTCGATTATAGGACTTGGATCAAAAATAAGCGGACTCTTTGCCGGAACTGCAGTAGCGGCAGCAGAAGCTGGAACAGCTGCAGAAGGAGCTGGAGCTGCAATGGCCGGAGCTGGAGGAGTGGCTCTAGGACCAATTCTATTAGTAACAGCTGCAATAGCTGGAGTGGTGGCTGGAATGGTTCTCTTATGGAATAAAAGCGAATCATTCAAAGAATTCATAACAGGAATTATTGACACTGTAAAAAGTTCTATCACGGGGTTCCTGGACGGAATCAATATTGATGAAAAGCTAAGCGGAATTCAAAGTGCATTCTCTGGATTGGGCGAGAAGCTGATGGGGCTGGAAAATCTGTTTAAAGTGATCGGTGCGGTCGTGGCAGCAGTTGTAGTACCGGCAATTGGATTGCTGGCAGCGGGATTCGGCACAGTTCTAGGCATGATCGAGCCACTGATCACAGTAGTTGGCGGTGTGATTGATGCGCTATCTGGATTAGGAGATATTATCGTCGGAGTATTTACTGGTGATATGGATTTAGCGAAAGCCGGACTGGATTTGTTCAATCAGGGAGTCGTAGAAATATTCGGCGGCTTGTGGGATATGGTAGTAGGTGCTCTGGACGGATTTACATCAGGAATTACTGGATTCTTCGGAACACTGATACAGATCTGCGGAATTGATACGTTTGCGAATGGCGTTATTGAAAAAGTATCTGGCGTGTTTGATACGATTAGGAATGTTATAACGGTCGGCGTCATGCTGATCGCGGAAATCTTTTCGGCAGCATTCCAGATCATAACATTACCATTCCAGTTTATCTGGGTGAACTGCAAAGATATCATAATTCAGACGTGGAATGAAATAAGCACCTTTATCGGCGGAATAGTAAATGCTATAGTGGGAGTAATATCGGCCGGATTCGGGCTGGTAAAAACTTACATTATAACACCAATCAGCGGAGCTTATGCATCAGCAGTGAGTATCTTCGAAGGGATTAAAAGTGCAATTTTTTCGAGAGTAGATGGTATTAAGGCGTCTGCGAAGGTCGGGTTCGAAGCTGTAAAGAGCAATATTACCGGACCGATTAACACTGCAAAAAGCACGGTATTGAGTGTGTTTGAAGGAATCAAGAGTGGAATATCCAGTAAAATTAATGGCGCAAGAGATGCAGTAAAAAATGCAATTTCAACAATTAAGAACACCATGAACTTCAGTTGGAAACTTCCGAAGCTGAAACTCCCGCATATAAGTATAGATGGAAGTTTTTCACTAAATCCGCCGTCTGTGCCACATTTTAGCATTGCATGGAGAGCGAAAGGAGCGGTCTTTGACCAGCCAACTATCATGCCAACCCGTCTTGGATGGCAGGGAGTTGGAGAAGCCGGTCCGGAGGCGGTAGCACCGATCACTGTGCTGCAGACCTATGTGGAGGAAGCAGTAGAGAGAGGGATAACAAGACTGCAGAGAGTAGAGAGAGACCCGATTGATTACGACAAGCTTGCGGCGGCAATGTCAAAAATTGAAACGACTATCCGGTATGATGACCGCGAACTCGGAAGAACAATAAGAGAGGTTCTGACATAATGATATATTATGAAAATAGCAATAAAATCAAATTAAATCTGGATGAATGGCCGGTAGTGGTTGAAGATATTACAACTTTGTTCGGGAAAGAATGGAAGCACGAGGCTACGGAAAATGTAAATGCAAACAGAAAAAAACTTGAGCGGTTCTATAGAACGGGGGCCAGTAAGAAAATAACGCTTCAGGTATATGCGGATACGAAAGCCGAGTTTGACGAAATGCTTGATCGGCTGAATGAGATTACAGACATAGATATTATTGAACAAAAGCCGGGAAAACTATGGGTAGGAGATTATTATCTGGAATGCTTTATTACAGAATTAAATCCGAAAGATTACGATGATATATTTTATACAGTAGATGTGGACGCTACAATAGAAGCGTTCACACCTTACTGGATTAGTAAGAGTACGCATACATTCCATAGCTGCGGAATTGCATCGAATTACAACAAACGTTACCCGGGAAAGTACCCGTATCGATATGCAAATGGATTAACAAGCAATTACATCATTAATCCAAACTATACTCCATCGAATTTCCAAATGATTATTTACGGCCCGGTAGTTAATCCACAGATTACGGTCGGGGTCAACACATATCTGGTGAACATTGTACTGGAAGAGGGAGAATATCTCCTGATAGACAGTCGGAATAAAACAATCACAAAATTCCTGAAAAACGGAGAGAAAGTAAATGCTTATCATAACAGGCAAAAAGGAAAAGAGTTTTTTGAAAAAATCCGTACAGGTCGCCAGATGGTTCAGTGGACGGGAAAATTTGATTTTGACATTACCGTGATTGAAGAAAGGAGTATACCGAAATGGAAAGCAGTACTATAGAAGGTACAGCAGCAATATCACAGATGCATTTTGTAACAGCCAAAGCGACTGGAGAGGAATATGGAGAACTCTGTGATAGTGCCGAGGTAGATTTGGATATCGGAGATACCAATGATTTCAAGATTGTGATAGCTGTGTCAGATTCTGACACGGAACATATGGGATACGGATGCCGGATATTCGCTCCGGGAACAGAGTATGGGGGAATTATTGGAGACATCGAATCTATATCCGGTACACGAAAAGTTGCACTGCGTGGAAGAACATGGAGAGGAATGCTGGAGTACAAGGTAGTTGAACCACCGGCCGGACAAGATCATCTGACCTTGTCCGGAGAATTAAATACAGTAATCAGAACATTGATAGGAGATCGCTTTGGCGGTCTCTTTGTCGTTCCGGAAGCAAATACAGGGATAACAGTGAATAACTGGCAGGTCGACCGCTACGTGACACTCTATGATGCCCTGCAGAAGCTGGTAGACAATTATGGACGCAGGTTACAGATCTGTTACGTACAGCCAGAGGGACTGGAATATGGTTATGTAACAGTACAGGCAGTACAGATTAAAGATTATTCAAAGGATCTGGAGTACAGTCAGGAAGATGGTATACATGTAACTGTAAGAGATAACCGTAATGGCGTAAACCATCTGGTATGTGCTGGACAAGGCGAGAATCAGGACAGAATCACCTTACACCTGTACGTACAGAAAGACGGAACGATCGGAAAAACGCAATATTATAAAGGTTCAGAAGAAATAGAGGCGGTATATGATTATTCCAGTGCGGACAAAGAAAAACTCGAAGAGGATGGAAGAAAAAAACTGAAAGAACTGCAGAACTACAAGAAATGTACTATGACAGTTGATGATATAGATCTGGAGCTTGGCGATATAGTATCCGGCTACGATGCTATAACGGACACGCAGGTGATCAAACCAGTCACACAAAAGGTTGTAAAGTGCCAAAACGGAAAAATAACGATTGATTACAAAGTAGAAGGGGATGATTAAAATGGCGGGATTAAAAGCACTTAATATAAACACTCCACCAGAAGCAGAGCCACATATATATGCAGAAGATGATGCTGCTATATACAAGGCGATATTCGGCGGTGATGGTGTATCTACGATCGGACAGGCATGTAAAGCTACTGTATTGAGCAATAATAAAGTAAGAATAGCTGATGGCGTACTGTGCGTAGACGGGCATATGGCAAGGATCCCGTATGGAGAATATAAAGACTGCGAGATTATGAATGGACAGTCGGGAAAGAACAGAAATGATATTATTGTAGCGAAATTCGAAACCACTGGGACTGGCGGAATTGACACAATGACATGCGAAGCAATCCAGGGAACAGCCGGAGAAACGGCGGTAGATCCGGAGCTTACGCAAGACGATATTTATGCAGGCGGTAAAGTGCGAGAGTACCCACTGTACCGGGTGAAGATTGAAGGGCTGAGCATTACGGCTGTAGAACAGATGTTTGAGATTATTCCGTCAAATAAGGATTTG